CTATACGCCCTTCACTTGAATCAGAAAAGATATATTTCTCTTGATAATCATTTTCACTTAACAATCTATTCCATTTTTCTTTATGATTCATAAATCTCCTTAAATAATTTTATATGCCAGTCTCTAAAGTTATCCCATGTATTTATTTTAATCTTTTCAAACTTTCCAAGTTTTGATTTCTCAATAGACTTAAAATATAATAGTAGCTCTCCAAAATCATTATAAACAAAATCCTCGGCAGTTTTAAAATCATAGAAAAATCCTATATCCCTTGAAATTATTGGAGTCCCAGAATTAACAGCATTTATTATATCCATAGAACCACCCTCGACATAAGAAGTCTGTAAGTAATAATCTATAGTATCAAAAAATTTACTACAATTATCAGGTATTAATTCGCAATCACATACTTTTGATAATATGCTATAGAACTTTTTTAATGAATCATCTTTCCCAAATAAATAAAACTTAAAAATATTCATATCCAATTGTTTTGCTAATTCTAATAGCTCGCTTTCCCCTTTTCTATTTTGATATAATAGACGTCCAGCAAATCCTAAATTAATTTTTTTAAAATGATTAACAGAAGCTCCTATACCATTAAATATTCTAACTTTATGGACTGGTACTCCTATATTTTTTAAAGTTATTCTTCCATGCTGGCTTTTTGCTACAATCAAATCAACTTTATTCAAGACATCTACTTCATTATATCCGCATAAATGGCTAAACCACGCCATATCAAATTTAGATTTTTTAGTTTTAGGAGAAAATCTCTGCCAGTTAAAATAGTAATTAATATCAGCATCATAATCAGGTTCATTGCTTCTTTCTATTTTCAGCCTGTTATCAGCTATCTCTAATAACTTTTCAGATATGATTCCTAAAATCCATTTGCCATTATTTACTAAATGAACTTTCATTTTGCCTCCCAATATCCAAATTCATTAACTCTTTTTGCACCAATTTTTTCCATCAGTTCTATTGCACCAGTGTAATTTTCTACTATATCGTGAAATATAACCCTTCCACATTTCTTTACTATCTTAAAATCTTCTTCTACATGGGCAACTTTATGATTTGCATCTATAAAAGCCAAATCAAAATCTATATCTTCTAATTCATGCTCTATTATTTTTCTTGAAGCATTATGATCAATCATTTTATTAACTATCAAAAAAATACTCATTTCTTCCCTAATCGCTTTAGTAACTTTAATCAATGGTATATCTTCTTTATATTTTCCGACTATCTTATAATCTATTTTATCTTTAACATCAAATAATTCCCAAATAAGTTGTGTCGCCTGCTGGTAAAGCACGTCAAATGTATATACTTTTTCTTCTGCAAACGATGCCAGTAAAGTTGTACTTATGCCTCTAAAAGTCCCTATTTCTACAATATTCTTAGGAACAGGTTTTATAGATTTCATCAATCTAAAAAAATTATCTTCTTTCCTAACAGCACTTGCCTCCATTAAGTAGACTTTATTTATTTGTGCTAAAGTTCTATATATTTCTGAAAAGTTTATCATCTTATTCTCCTTGCCTGTATCTTTCCTAACTTACTATTTCCATAAAAAGTTTCTATTTTGAAACCAGATTTTTTTAAATATTTTACTAATTTTTTAGCTGGTTCTATCATATGGTATTCCATTGTTATTTTTTCTATTTTACTTAAATCAGTTCCGATTAAAATTTTATATTCAGAATGTTCACAATCTAATTTTAATAAATCACATTTATCCATATCAGCTAAAATACTTCTAAGGTCTATACATTCTACATTAATAAATTTCTCTTTACCTATTCTTAGAAAAGTATGCCCTCCTGAATTTGTAGGATGAATCCACAATTTGTCTATCCCATTTGTACCCCTAACAGCCTTTTTAAAAATCCTGGCTCGCATATTATTTAATTTTAGATTATCTTTTAACATCTTGTAATTTTCAGGTTCGGGCTCATAGGCAATTATATTAGCCCCATAACTTCTGGCTAATACTGTAAAAGTTCCTATATGCGCCCCTATGTCTATAACCATATCCCCAAATTTTATATCATACCTATTATCTAAATAAAAATCCTTTTCCCACACCTGTCTTGCTACAATTTCATCAAGGCTATTTTCCCTTACAAAAAACTCAGCTTCTTTTTCTTTATGTTTTGCTTTTACTTTATACATTAAAGTACCTTTCTAATTTCTCAATCTCTTTATTATCATAGATTTCTGTTAATACGGCAGGGATAATAGTAGTTTCAATATTATCTTTTTTTAAATCTTTTTTAGTTAATAATAAATTGGATACAGTAATATTATCTTTTTCCAGTATCATATTTTTATAATAATTCCTGCTATTAAAACATTGGATTCCTTTAGTACCATTTGCCTTAATTGCTTCTAACATTTTTTCTAAATGCTTCGATTTAAAACATGTATTATCTTCAATAAATGCTACATATTTTGTCTTGCATTTCTTTACTCCAATTTTTCTTGCATTATTTGAAAATTTATCTAAATAAAAATATTTGATTCTATCATCATTAAAACTCTCTACAAATTTCTCTGTGTTATCTTTTGAATTATTGTCTATAATATATAATTCCCAGTTATAATAAGACTGTGTTAATACTGACTTTATAGTCCTTGTAAGACCTTCAGCATTATCATGAGTTACAAATATAATACCTACTTTATTTTTAGGCTTTTCTAATATAACATCATTTTCTACATAATAATTTTCAGGTTCTTTTTGTCTTTCTCTAAAAACTGCATGACCTTTTTCTGCCATTCTTGCTCCATTTAGCCCTAAACTTGTTTTGACTTTACTATGATAGTGATACACGTAAGCACCTTTTACCCAATAGATTTTATATCCTACAAGTCCAGCTCTCCAATATAAATCAGTTTCATTTGAAGCCAACTTATAATATCTTTTCCAATCATAGACCCCTATATCCTCATATACGTTTCTTTTAACTAGATGACAGAACCCATAGACTGCAAATATCTGCCTTTCTTCAAAACCATCTTTTAGAGTTTTAGAAAAATCAACCACATCATCAACAATATTTTTATTTTTATCTCTAGTAAAAGGTACACAAGCTACATTTTTGGTCAATGCTGATTGACTGGGAGTACAAATACCACAATCTTTATTTTGCTTCATACAATCTAACATCTTGGTAAGCCAATTAGGTGTAACTATAGTATCTATATCAAGCATGCAGAGATAATCATATTTTGCTAATTTAATCCCCTGATTGCAAGCATACGCATATCCCATATTTCTTATATTGGTAATTATCCTTATATTTTTTACCTTTTTCTTTAGTTTCTTTAAAAATTTCTTAACATCAGCATTAGAATCATTATCAATTAATATAAGTTCAAACTCTTCTTTAGTATACTTATATATGCTTTTGATACATTGCTTCAAATATTTAAGATTATCTTTTATTGCTAATATTATGCTTACTTTGTTATCATATTCTTTTGTTTCTATTTCTTTATTGAACAAAACTTTGTTTAATCTTGTATCAAAATTTTTGAACCTAAAATATTTATCAACATATTTAGCAGCTAGTTTCCCTTTTTTCTTAGCTTTCTTTTGATTATCATAAATATATCTCATTTGCTTTCTAATATCTCTAACTTTGACAACTGCCCAATCACCTACATAGCCATAATCTTCTGCATATATTGCTTCTTCTAATTTATTAACTTTAATGGGATAACAATATCTACTATCTACAAATTCTTTACAGCCCATCCAGTCAGTAACAATTGTGGGTAGACCAGTTGCCATAGCTTCGAGTGGGGGGAGTCCAAAACCTTCACCATGAGTTGCAAATACGAAGCAATCAGCTTTTTTATACAATTTATTCATATCATCATAGTTAAGTTTATCCCTGATTATTTTTATTCTTGAATCTTTTTTTATGCTTGATATCATTTCATCAGATAGAGATAAATTAGAGGCCTTAATTATAAATCTTACATTCTTATTATTTTTAAATTCTTTTTTAAATGCTTCAATTGATTCTAATAGTCCTTTTCTATTTGCTGTAGTTACTGTACCAATAAACAAAAATGTAAAAGTATCTCTTGCTGGACGTTTAAAATATTTATATCTATCATCTGCCCATAGTGGTAAAACATGAATAGGAATATCTACTCCACAGTTCTTAAATACTTTTTTAACTTCTTTTGCAGGTACAATTAATTCATCACAAGTATTTTTTATTAATTTTGGCCATTCTTTAGGAATTTCAGTAGCTTCAAACATCGTAAAACCTATTACTTTTTTAAATCCATTAATCTTTCTAAATCTATTAGGAGATGTTAGTTGAATAATTATATTATCTCGTGGAATATCACTTAAATCTTTTTGTTTTGATTTTTCGTAATTGAGATTATCTCTTGCAGTTTGCACTACTGCTGGATACTTCTGTAATATCCTATTACCTAAACATCCATAACCATCGACTTTAGAAATATGACCTATGATAAAAACAACTTTAGACTTTTCAATATTAGTTCTTCTTACAGTGATAGACTTTTCGATATCTACTTTTTTTGTTTCTAACTTAGATACGCTTTTATCTTCTATTTTCTCTAATCTAAATTTACCACTATCTTCTAAAAACTTTACAAACTCATCTGGTATTATTTGAGATTTATTATCTCTAATATTAAAATTAAATTTGCCAAAACTAAAAGTCTTACCTTTTACTAAAGTAGCTCTATACATTTTTCACCTACTCAATCTTCTGTAGCCTGAAAAGTCCAGTATATCTAAGGTATCTCGCAGTCTTTATATCTACAGGGACAGGCTTATCTTTCATATACATCACATTCTTGTAAGTATATGTCTTCTTCTTTTTAAGAATAGCCAAAACCTGCTTAATCGCTGTCTTTTCTTCTTTCATTTTTAAGCTCCTTCATATTCAATTAATAATTAGCTTGTTCCAAGTGAGTGTTTTATGCTTTTTGCTACTACAACAGCATCAGTTTCTTCAATCTGCCAGTCAACATTGATTGTACCAGTTATTTCTATCTGGCGTTTTCTTGGCTTATTTTCAGAAACGAATTGCATAGTAGTCTGGATATATTCAATCAAGTTCTTTGGATGGCACAACATTGCTTTAGACAGATAATAGCTGGGCGTACCAGCAGAGCTTCTTGCAAGTCTTGGAACTCCAATAACAGGTATTCCCTGATAGAATATTGGAGGATTATCAATTAAGTAATTCATAGCTCCTGCATGGGTTGCACCTATAGCAGTTAGCCATCTACGATACAGCCATTCTACATCTACATGCACATAAAATCTCCACGCTTTTAAATCAGTGCTGTCCATATACTTCTTAGGAAGTGCATCCAGCATATTATCAAAAAGCGTAATAGTCTTATCTGCTGTAGAAGCAAATTCTGCACTCGCATGATCTACTTCATGGTCAGTTGCCCCTATCTGAAACCAACCTGCATTATCATCATAAACTCCGCTACCTGTAGAAGTATTAGAGTTTACAGCAACAGCTTCTAAGTCAGTACCAGCTTTTCTTGATATCCTCTTCATCAGCTTATTCTCAAATCCAGCTTTTTCAATTGAATTTCTTAGAGAACTCCAACCCAAATCAACTGCTATCAAGTACTCAACAGTACTAATACTTACTTGATCGGTAGATGGTTTAGTAGTAGTAGTATGTTCTGTACCTTCAGCTGCTGGTGTCTGGATTAACAAGTCAGCAAATTCAATCTTATCTAAATCAACCTGCTTTTCAGCTCCACTATCGTGCCTACATTCTTTACGCATTACTGCACGCTCTAAAGTTTCTTCAATAAACTGAGTAAGCTGTCTTGCATTTAGAAGACCTGCACTTGCTAAATCTGAATCAGTAAAGATAGTTTTATTTCCAAAAAACTTTCTATTCAATTCTTCTAATAATTGCTCGTTTGTTAACATATATTTCAACTCCTTTTCTTATAGTTTTATTTTGTATTTAAATATCTTTTATGCCAAATACTCCGGTGAAGTCTGCATCATCATCATCATTTTTATCTTCACTGTCAGAGTCTTTTTTATTGACTTTTTTCTTATCTGATTCCGGCTTTATTTTAAGTTCTTTTTTAATCTTATCGACATCAGATTTTACTTCATTAACCTTTTTTTCTACGATATCAGATATATCAGTCAATAACTTGTCATTTTTTGATTTTTTCTTGGATACATTTTTCTTTGATTTCTTTTTCTTTTCTTTGTTATCCTCATCTTCTTCATCAGATTCTTCTTCGCTTTCTTCATCTTCTTCTTCCTCTTCTTCCTCTTCTTCTGATTCTTCATCCTCATCTATTTCCTCTTCCTCTTCTTCATCATTTTTAGATAACAATTCCTCTAATTTATCTTCAATATCTTTTTTAAATGTACCCATCTTTTTTTCAATAGCCTTTTCGACTATATCTTTTACTTCTTTCTCATCCATATCACTACCCTCCTTTTTTAAATTTTTGCCTACGCTTGCCAATACTGTTTGTATAGTTTCTCCTGCCTTTACAATACTGGCAGCAGCATTTAATAATTTTGTTTCATTTGCTTTACTTAATACCCTTCCTATCTTGGTTTCGACATAACCAAGTTTATTTTTAATTTTATCTGCCATTTTATTTATAAAAGATTTATCTACATCATCTAATTCTTTGAATTCTGGAACTTCTTTATCAAATTGTTTATAATGCTTTACTAAGTGGTTATATACTCCCTTCCTATCGGACTCAGGCAACATAACACCACCCCTTGCACCCATCAAAGCTCCCATTGCTGCTTTTACACCATTCCAACTGACTGGATAACCTGTATCTGCTGTATGATGAGGCAACTTGTATGCACCTTTATTGTCTGTATCTTTGCTATCATACCAAGTACACATTACCTTTAAATCTTTTACTTCTGCTTTTTTAGTTTCCGCTCCAGCATCCCAAGTTGTAGCCTCTGGCAATGGCTTAGTTTTTTTAAATGGTATAACATTTTTATATTCCATCATCTTTAATGCTATAAATCTTTTATCTATTGCTGGTCTATTTACATAACTTATTTCAAATATATCGACATCTTTTAACCAGTTAATTTTCACATCCTCGCCTCCTTTATACTCAAATCTCTAATTCTTCACGAGTACCCTCATAACCTATAGAATACCCTACAAGCTCGCCTGCTTTGATTTTCTTCCATACACTTTCAGAAGCTTCGGTAACTAGCACTCCACTTCCTTCTTGCACTTTTACTCCATTCATTTCAAAATCTACTGGAGCTTGGTAAATCTGTAGCATTTTACCCATTCCTGAAACTCTATGCATTTCGCCAATATCCTGTAAGCTTTTAGAAAAACTATGTACAGCCTTTTTAATTTCTTCTGGAGTCATTATATCCCCTTGTAAATCTACCTCATAAGGCACTAAGAATACTCCGTATACTTCTCGTTTTTCATCATCGACTTTAAAGAATTTCTTTGCCTGTGCTTCTGGTTCTGGCTCAACAGATTTATGTTCGTTATACCACTCTACTGCTTTTTCTTCATCCCACTCTTTTTCTTTATCAAAATAATACTCAATAATCTTTTTGCGGTTAAAAGTGTAAAGTGCTTCTATACCCAGCCTATCTGAAATTGTAATGACTTTTGTATCAACATCAACCGCTACTTTAGAGTCAACTGGAATTGTTACTTTATCTTTCATATCTTTTCCTCCCTTTTTAAATTGAGAAAAACAAATTGCAAGTCTCTGCTTTTGTTCAGGATATTCTGTTTTCATAGTAGTATCTCCCATACACCTACTTACAAATGCAGGCTGCCCTTCGTCATCTTTTGGTTTGGGTAATGGCATTTAATATCGCCTCTTTCTAAAATCTCTTCTCTTGTTATATTTTCTTTTTGGCTTTTCTGTTTTTACAGAAATTCTTTCAATTTGCTTTTTATTCAAAATTAAATCAGTATCATGTAATAACGGTATATCACTAACACTATCTTTTTGTTCCTTAGTCTCCTCAACTTTTATAGGATTTTTAATCACATTAATCTTTATTTCAGGTTTTGGGATTGTTTCTAAGCACTGTACTGCACCAATTCTTTCAAGTTTCTCTACATCTTTGGGGCCTACATTGATTATCGTACCAATTTTGTACCATTGATTTTTATAGGTAATATCATCAAGAGTCTTGCATTTCATAATCTTTCCTTTCCAAATAAAAAAGCCCAAGACATAATATTTTTTATTGCTCTTAGACTTCTTATTAATCTATTTAGTTTTTTATTTTATTTACATAAGTTTTAAAACTATATGCTAATTTTTAATTATTATATACTATATAAATATAAATGTAAAATTGTTACTACTTTATAAACCTTGCAACTGGTATCTTAGGATTCTTTTCTATAATCTTTTGTACATCTACCAATTTAGGTTCTTTAAGTATCGGGTCTCCTATCACTACAATCCAAGTACAACGGCAATTATGCACTACAAACCCTTTTGCTATATAAGAATTATCATCTTCAACTTCCAAATTAAATAACATTCTAGGTTTCTTTACTTTCCACCTTTTTATTTTTTTAATTTCAAGTTCACTAAACAAATATTCTTTATTATGATTAGCTAAAATTCTTTTAACTTCTAAACCACATCCCTTTAAATCATCATTAATTTCTTTTTCTGCAAATCTTAAAACTGTCCAACCTAAATTTTCAATTCTGTTCTGTCTAATCCTATCTTTTTCTTTATCTTTGTGCCAGAAACTTCCATCACATTCTATCACTATTTTATTTTCCGGTATAGCAAAATCCACAAAATAGTATCTATCTCTGTTTAAACTATCTTTACCATATTTTATAAGATATTGAGATTCAGCTTTTATATTTAACTGTTCTAACATCCAACCAAATCTTTCCTCTAACCAATTTTTGCCATAATTTCTTCTACCTAAGGCTTGATTAGCCTTCCTAATAACTTTAGGGTCTTGGAATATATGATTCCCAGTTTTGATTAATTCTTTATTTTTTGTATACGCTTGTTTAAGATTTACTTCCCGACTTCCTACTTTATATTGCTTTAACATAGAAATTCTATTCTTATTAGATACATTTTCTCTATGTTCAGAATTAGCCCATTGCTTCTTAGTTGTTGCCTTACTTCTACAAGATAAACTACAATATTCACGATAATAAGGAATCAGTTTACTACAAATAGGACATTTCTTTGAAAGCATTGAAATTTTATCACCTACTTTTATTTCACTTGCTTTAATCCATTTACCGGCAATTAATATTGGGTGATTATCAGTAAGAGTTAAATCATATCTTTGGTGAAAATAATTTCTGGTACTTATTTTAGTTACATTTGGGGTTTGCTTAGGAGTATGAAAGATGTGGGTAACTTTTTTGAATCTACCTTTATGCGTTAAAACTAAATCACCTAATTTTATTTTTCCTATAGGTTGCCAACCTTTACTTGTATAAATAGGAATCTTGCCATCTATTAAACATCTTGGATGCATTGGCAAACAACTTCTTGCTTCATCTATAGGCATAATCATGCCAGATAATCCTAAACATATATTACAAGTCATTTCATCATTTGCCACGAGCATCTGCGCCTTTTTGATTTTAGCCACTTTATAGGAGTCTATAGTAGAAGTATTAAAACTCCTTAAAGTCTCTGTACGTGCTATTGTCAAAGCTCTTGACTGCGAGCAACCATCATAGACATTGCCTACCCTTACAGCCAAATCATCCATAGACTCTAATTCTTCTATGCCCTTATAAAGCTCATCATATATTAAGGCAGAGGTTTCAGAATCTATATTCTTACTTATCTCTTTAGCACCTACCAGAAAATCATCATAATTACTCGTTATGTAGCTCTGGGCATCGGCAGCAAATTGTGGACTATTAGCATAAGTAACTGCATCCTCTATATCATATTTAAAAAAGCTCTTCTTTTTGGGCTTACCCTTTATCTTGGCTACCTGGTTGATTAAAGTTATTGCATTTGTTATACCAAAAAAGATAGTATTGTGGTGTATGAATTTTAGTATTGTCAGTAAATCTTCTTCTTGGCTTGCAAAATTATAGCCATTAACAAAATCTTGCAATGCTTTATTTTTAGGCTTTTTATCTCCAGTCAGCTTATCAGGGTTTACAGGCTTTATTTTAGATAACTTCTTTCTATTCTTTACAAAATAAGTAGTAAAATCATCTTCTTGCTTTCTGAAATAGCCCTGCAATGCTACTATATAATCAGATAGTTTTTCTTCTGCTGCTTGAGTTGTAGCTTCTGCTTCGTTTGAAAGTGCAACTAATGGCTTCATTTATTTTCCTCTATTTGCGCCTCCACCTCTACCCCCTCCAGTTCCGTATCCACCTCTACTAGTTTTAGGGCATGGTGATTTATTTATATTTCTTCTACCTCCGCCAGCTCTTCCTACTCCTCTGCCACTTCCATTTCTACTACCATATTTAGTCATTTTAATCTCCTTTATAATTAATATAATAATTTATAACTTCTCTTATCATCTTATTTATTTTTTTGAACCACTTTTTTAGCTTTTTCATTTTATCCTCCTATTATATCAGGAAGAGGGCTCTTGGTGGATACTTATTTAAAGTTATTAGACACCTCAAGCATTCATACCCTCTCCCCATTTAGACTAACCCGGAAAGTATCAAAACCAGATTAGGTTTGCCAGACATTCTTCTTATGGTAAATATTCTAATGGGTCTTTATTAATATTATTTCTTATCACCTCATAATGCAAGTGCGAACCTGTACTATGCCCAGTATTCCCCATAGTGGCAATTATATCTCCTTTTTGCACTTTATCGTTTACATCTACATACATTTTATCTAAATGAGCGTATACTGTTTTATAGTTATTCTGCTCTATTACTACTTTGTTTCCGAATCCGCCATCATAGTCTGCATATATGACTTCACCGTCCATTGTGGCTTTTACAAAAGTACCAGTATCATTTGCTATATCTAATCCCATATGTATATGGGTAGTTCTCTGTTCACCGAATAGAGAAGTTACTCTGCCCCACGTAGGCCATATATCTGGTGCTATGCTATCAGCATATAGAATACTGGGAATAAATAGTATAAATAAAACTATGATTATAAAAACCCATATCTTACTTCTCATACTCGTTTAGCTCCTCCTTAAACTCTTTTATTTTATCTTCATATAATCTATTTACCTGCTTGCCCTCTTTTTTGGTTGGCACTGTTGCTATTTCTATCGCACCTGCCGGAGTAAAGATATACAGCTTGTCTCCTGCTTCTCCTACATTAATTAATCCTGTTTGTTCTCTTGCCTCATTTAGACTCATTATAGAGCCCTTTACATATTGCGTATTTATCTTAGCAAGCCTCTCTTCATTCTTTATATCTAAATCATTAAATCTAATCATGTAGTTTGGTGCAAATTCACTTGTAACCATATAGATTAAATCTTCTATCTCTGTTTGTAATGGTTCTACTTCACCAAACACATAGTTATCTATTAGTTCTTCTCCTAGATTGCCCCCTAAAGTACCTACTACTGCAAGTCCTAACTTATATGCAGGCACACCGTTGGCTACCAATACTTCTTCTATCATGTTTTTCCTATATAGTCTAAATGAAGCATCTTTATCTTTTATATCTAATGCTTGAAACTCCACTTCTACTTTTGGAAGATTTATATCAGTACTGGGAAGTTCCATAAACAATGTACTATGTGCATTCTTCTTTATTTCTCTTGTAAAGTAATCTTTTATTTTCTTCTTTAGTGGAGAATCAAGCCTTGCACCTCTAACAATAATGACATATCTTGGTATAGCGTTATTTTGGAAGAACTGTAGATTATAATCACTCTCATACTTATTACCCATTATAGCACCTATTGCTGATATTGCTTCTGGTATTCCATAATAGCTGGATAATGATGTATAGTTCTGTAATAGTAGTAATTCATGTGCGCTTTCATCCCTATTGAATCCACTCATTTTTTCGCCATCTTTTTTGTTATAGTCTTGTTCAACCCCAAATCTCTTAAACCATACTTCTTCATTCTCTACTAAATGACACCATCTCTGGCAGTCTTCATGTACCTGCAAAGTATAAAATGGCATGTGTGCAAACAGACTTGGCACTTTCTTAACATCGCGTGCTATCTCTATACCACCATTTCCTGTAGTAAGTCTATCTACTACCCAATTTTTTACAGTCTGTCCAAATGTATGTCCAGGCTCTGGAGCTTTTTTTATAAACTCTTTTAGCATATTCTCTTGTTTATCGCTCTTTGCCATACCCTCTATTAATTTTATGCTATACCCTTTTCCTACCACGTCAGTTGCCTTTACGTTAATGCACTTATTATGAAATGTATTTACTAACGGTAGCCTCGTTAAATTAAGCATTTCATAGGGTGGTGTTACTATTCCTGTTATATTTTCAAATCTATGTGCAGTCTCTTTTAATTTATCTGTTTGTATGTCGCCAAAATCTTTTTTACCACTTACTTTTTTTCTTTCTTCTTTCTTATCTTCTATCTCTTCAAAAGACTCTACTTCTCCATTGTCATATAGTATACCACCACTAATTAATAGAGTATCATCATCTTTTTTAGTTATATCTTCTCGTTTACTCATATATTCACCTCCTACCCTAATTCAAAATATTTACAATTTTTTCTCATTTTTGCAATTTTATTTATATCTATATAAGAAAATATTCTCAATTCAAATGGTCTTCTTCTACGTTCATCTTCTTTAGTTGCTAATGGATGCATACATCTTGCCTTTAAATTTTTATAATCCTCAAAATTTGACACAACCCCATGCTTATAAAGTCTACAATTTATACAATTAAAACAGCAATTTAAATTACTATCAAGTAATCGTTCAGCAAATTCTGGAATCAATACCTCTTTTCTTCTTGAATAAATTCCTTTAGGCATTATGCCACACCTCCGGTAACCACCCTATCTATTGCTTTACGCGGAATCCCCCTCATCGCTATGTCAATCGCATCTAAGATATCTACTTTATAATCCTCATCACCATAATTTGTCCATTCAGATATAAGTTCATGCTGGCTTTCTAATATATTCAATCTGCCACTTTCATAATCAACTGAACGCGATTCTATTCTTATAGGCTTGGATTTTGAGCTTGTTATTCCTAAGACTGGTAGCCCTTGCAAAAATACCTGCTGTTTTAATGCTTTCTGGTAGTAGTTATCTTCAATCAATATTTTTACTGGATTCCATACTTCATAATGTTTTACGATTTGCCTTACCTGCTGAGGAAATGACAACACGTTGTAGTAAGTCTTTAGCACATACACTTTATTTGTTACTGGATTCCAGCCTAAGACTGCAATTACAAACCAATTATGTTTACTTGCTTCTATTATATCAATACCTGCTTCTGCAATGTCAGGGTCAACACCAAAATATATCCTTAGCTCATCTTGGTTTATCTCATGATCTTTATAGTAATGTAGCCATTTTGGATTCAAAATATAGCCTTCCAATGCCTTCATATTACTTTGCCAACTGCGCTCAAATACTAAAGTACCTACATCTTCCCTTTTTTTCTTTAGTGCTTCTATAGGGAATTTATCTTGCCACAATACGATTCCTTTTTCCTCATTTATAATTGCTGGCTTTTTTATATAGTGATAATTTTTCTTTTTTGCTAACCTATTTCCTAAATCATCTTTATGCTGGATAGTACCTATATTTGCTATATGCCCACCCTCTACTATACGGGAAGTAACATCATTTGCCCACCAATCTTGTGCCTTATCACGCAACATCAAAGTATTCATATTTTTTCTATTACATACATCATCACCAATTATAAAGTTATATCTACCACCTAATATATCTCCACCCATACCTACTACTTCTATGGTAGGGTCTTTTGATATGCTATTACGCTCTACATATATCTGGGAGTCAGTCCACTTCTGCAATTCTTCATTTTTCTTAAGATATGGAAAATCATGCAGTAATAATTGGTTATTGAGTAAATGCCAGCTTATTACTGATAGACACTTTTGTACTAACTTAGGAGTAGATGAAATAAGCAGAATCTGTACATTAGTATTTTTTACTATTTGCCATAACGGAAATACAATTGATATCCATGTAGTCTTGGCGTGCTCAAATGGCAAATGAACCTGTAATCTATCAAACTCTAAAATTGAATCTATAAGCTCATAGTGAAATCCAGCAGTCTTTGATGTCCATTTACGATCGTATGGTTTAACATATCTTTCTCCAAATGTTATACAATCATTTTCTGCCAAATATTTTGCTCTATCATTTTCAGGCATATTCAGATATTTATTCACTAGATTTAGATTTACTACCATTATCCGATATCTCCTTTTCTGCTATTGCCACGATTTTTACAAATTGCCTTCTTTGTTTTTCAGTAAGTATTTTTTCTTCCCTTAAAAATTCAATGGTAACTTTATTTTGAGCCCGTTCAGGTGGAAGTTGTTCTCCTAATGCCACTTCACCCACTTTTTGAAAAGCTACTAAAGCTTTTGAAAGTGAATCTATTACTTTAGGATCAAGTAAAGGTATATTCTTCCCCTCTTTTTTGGCTTTCTTCATCATTAATTTATGTGCTAAAAAATACGCCTTTATTTGTAAGACACCAGCTTTTGCAAGTTCTAAAGTTTTTGAATTAAATTCTAATGATTCATTTGCTAGTAGTTTTGATACTTCATGTTTTTTGGAATACTCTAATTTTTTCCTATAAACTTCTCTTTTTTGAGACCATTTATCTTTAGCAGCTTGCAAGCGGAGGTATCCATATTTGACTTTACATGTATCAGCCAATTCTTTTAGATTGAGAAAAACAACTTGTCCATTATTACTATAGCCCTCAATATAAATACGTTTTATTTCTTCCCAATCATATCGCTTACATGGCATAAAACTACTCCTTATCTTAAAAAAAATAGATAAAAGTATATAATACCTCTATCTATTTTTTATTTATGCTCTATATTATAGCACTTTATGGCTATTTTTTATATCTATTTTCCTTCTTTTGCGATTACTTTTACAGGGCAACCTTGCAGACCAAAACTATTAGCCTCATCTTTAGTATCAAAATATACGTCTATCCTTTGCCCTTTGATATCGCCTCCACAATCACCTGCGATAAACATTTTCTCGCATATATGCCCATTCCCTTGCCAATCTGCTTTTATGAATACATAAGAGCCATATTCTATTATATCTGGGTCAACTGCTACTATATCGATATACTCCATATACTGGGCATCAAGATTAACTCCTATCGAGGTGATAGATGTAGTTCCTTGCGATTTATCATCAGCAGAATATCCAGTTACTGTATAGATTTCATAATTCAAGTTTTCTTCTCCAAGATATTGTAGTTGCTCTAAATATTCATCTCGCAAATCTCTATATTTTTTGACCCAGTATTTATAGTCTACAATATAATTATCAGTATCATCGCTAGTCAAATTTCTGTATTCACCTTGTAAGTTGTTTAATGAAGCAACAGTTCTTTTCAAGTCTATATTATCTTCTACTATCAAAGCAAAAGATACTATAAAAGCAACAATTATTACCATAACAGTATATCGTTTGATAAATTTTAGCAACTCCCCTCTTGCTTTTCTCTTTATATATCTTCTTTTACTGGTCATTTTTCCTCCTATATTTATTTTTTATACAATTTTTTTCACATTTAGTACACTTCCATCTATCATTTTTGAACTGAAACAGCTCCATATCTCTACACTTAGGGCAAAATTTAACAGCATATTCAAAATTACCATAAAGTATATCGCTATATTTTTCAATCTTCATTTTTGCTCAACTCCTTTAACTGCAATTCAACTCTTGGATTCTCTGAATAATATTTCTCGAATCTTGAAGAGACTATAGAATTATCATTATCAAACGCTATGCTCTCCAAAGAATCTGAAAATTGTTTCTCTATATTATCGTAGTCTGGCTTTTTTGTAGGTCTTATTTTATTCTCTATCATTAATATTTTTTTCTTCTTACTCGTACTTTTAGGAATTGGAAAGTATGCAATTACAGTTTGCCTTAATGCACCTTCTAATTTATGCTGTCCATACTTACTTACATAAAGTTGTTTTATAAAATTTGCATAATCAACAGTTATCTTAGGAGTACAAGACATAATTTTACTAGTATATTTATTCTTGAAAGTCCTTGCCCTTAATTTTGATACTGGTTTTCCTGGAATTGTTAATCTTATTATCATTACTCTTTGTTTTCATCGGGTATTTTTATTTTTATTGGAATATCTAATGAATTTGCACCCACGTCTGTTTTGGCATATTCTATTTTCCATTCAGAACTTCTATCAATTAATTCAATTAGGTTTATACCTCTTTTGTGGAATCTCTTTAAATCTATTTCGCTTACATATCTTACTATCTCCATTATTTACCTTTCTTATTGGTTTTTATTAATTGTAATA